AGGAAACCCCCGGCACTACCACTTTTGGTAATCACTACGCTGATGGCTATGATGCCGGCTCTGCGATGATATTTAATCGCGAGTGGCGTCAGAAGACGTCCGCGGAGTGTATTATCTACGGTAAGTTCCGGACTAGGCTTCAGGATTCTTCATACGCAAAGTCTTCCGCGCTTCGGCTGGCTGAGTTGGCGGGTTTTACATTCGCCGACTTTTTGCCATCCGCGTGGGAGGCCGTGCCATGGAGTTTCCTAGTCGACTACTTTACTAATGTAGGCGACGTCATAGAAGCGTTTAGTAACAACATCGGTGAGATAGCTTGGGCGGCGGAAGTCCATATCCAGAAGTCCACAGAGGACTTCTATACGATACCGGACAACGCTGCCACGGCTGCCTTATACGGTGCGTTATTTGACGGCTTCCATGCTGCGCAAATGCACGCGCATTCAACCAGGAAGACGGTCACGCGTTCCCCAGGTGTTCAGACAGACTTGTCTCAATACTTGAGGTTTAGCCTGCCGGGGGGACTCCAATGGTTAAATATTGGAGCCCTCGCCACAGGTGCGAGACCACCCAAGCCTTTCTACTAAACATAGAGGATAAACGCAATGGACCTGTTTCATGAAGTCGAAGCTTTTCGCTCCATGTTGCAATCGAACGGAGTAGTATCTCCTGACGGCTCTGAAGAGAGCCTGGAGCATCTTCTCTGTTCAGACGCGTCAGCTATCGTCTACTTCACGGTGAACTATCTTTCCGAGTCTAAAAACCCGGAAGATGTTGCCATGAGGTCGAGGTATAGCTGTCTCGAGCGCAGACACATGTTTTCGAAGGACCTGGTGATACTGTCCCTCTGGGCCACGTATCTTAACTCAATCGCGCAGGTTGGAGACCAGGGTTACTTGTCGGCACAAAAGCCGATTCGTGACCTAGGGTTTGCAGCCTTCCACCGATTGGACTACCAGGAAATGCGTAACATGGTAGCCACTGCGCGGTCCAAAGCCAATGATCTTTTCTGGTCCCTTCGTGTGGCTGTTGACGTATCGTCAAAGCTAGCGAAGGATCCGGGGTACCTACTCCGGTCACGGAAAAGCCATTGAAGGGGACTTCTATGCGTAGCTTGGCTCTTTTGTTCAACTACCAAGAAAGGGAGCTGTCACTATGACAGTTGCACTAACCTCCCCCGTAACCGGGGGAGCCCAGACGGGTTTTACGTCTCCTACCTATACGATCACGCCGGATGTTGCACCCGACGTGAACGGTAAGCAGTGGGCCGTGACCGTCGCGGGAGGCACGCAAGTGGGTGTTCGGATCCATACTGCATCGGATCCATTTACCGTCACGTACGTGCGGCCGAAGGCCTTTAAAGCCATCGGGAAACCACACCCTGTCACCGGCCTTCTGCCGAGTGTGCCGAAAAATACTCACGTGTTCATCGTCCGAAAGGGCGCGATCCCGTTGAGTTCCCAGCCAGCATCGGTGCTGCTGATTCGTTGCAGCATCGATGTTCCAGCAGGGTCGGACACTGCGGATCCGGCAAGCCTAAGAGCGGCGATTTCGCTGCTCGTCGGTGCGCTCAGCCAGCTTTCTGCTGGACTGGGTGACACCGTGGTTTCCGGACTCTCCTAAAGCGTAATGTTTTAGGGGAGGGTGCCGTGGTTAGACAGATGCGGTTTCGTACTGTCGTACTCGTTGTGCGGATGTCTGCCAGAGTGAAAGAGGTTACAAACCTTTCGATCTCGGTGCTTATTAAGTGGCTTAAAAAGACATAGCCAGCGAAATAAAGGACACCACATGCATGATTATGCTCTTGTGTTCTCCCGCCTTCAAGATGACTTACCTAAAACAGACATCATGTTGACTTCTGACATGAGTTTGTCGGAGGCAGAGGCTCTTTGGCTACGGAGATCCTTCCTCAAGAAATTTGAGGATGTGAAATCCGCAGACGCGGACGCTAAAGCTCTCGAGCTCTTTCTTCAGAGCAACGAGGCCTGTAGGCGTTTCGCGTTGAAACCAGAGAATCTCTTTGAAGACGTGTTGGTTGGCGAGGTCAAAAACCTTGTTGACTCATACTTCTACTCTGGCCCTGACTTGTTGTTAGACCTTCAGCGAATTTCGGAAGGTTTTTCAACGGGTCCGGGTGCGAGCAGGGGCGTAGTGTCGGATAACTTTTACACAAAGTTGTTCGACTCGAACCTCTCTTGCACAAGTGAGCATCTTTACCGGTCTTATCGGTCTGCCATACGTCAGTGGCCTAGGTGGCATCACGCTGAAATTGCGCGTAAGGACCACCATGGGCTCTCGTTGGTAGAGGGCAACCGTCTTTCATTTGTTCCTAAAACGACGGACATCTCGCGTACAATCTGTACCGAACCCAATCTTAATATGTTGTTTCAGAAAGGGATCGGGGCCTACCTTGAACACCAACTACTGAGGAGATGGAAAATATCCATGTCCTTTCAGCAAGGGTGGAATAGGCGGCTTGCTCGCCTTGGGAGTGTTGACGGTTCTTTTGGAACTATTGATCTCTCTTCGGCGTCAGACAGTGTGTCGCTCGGTCTGCTGCGGGAGCTGCTGCCACCTTATGTATACAGGTGGTTAGTAGATACGCGCAGTCCTTCTGTCACCCTTCCAGGTGGACAGGAGGTAGAGCTACACATGGTATCGAGCATGGGGAATGCTTTTACGTTTCCCCTGCAAACGATACTATTCGCGAGCATAGTTGTAGCCAGCTACAGGACTATGGGAATCCTTCGCCAAAGGTCGCACTTCAGCGACCAGCGGTTTGAGGTTCCTCCGCCCTGTTCCTCTACTCGAGCGAACTTTGGCGTGTTCGGAGACGACATTATTGTCCGAAAGGACAGTTATGATTTCGTCTCACGAGCGCTAGAGCTCTTCGGGTTTCGGGTGAACGCTGACAAATCGTTCAATACTGGTTACTTCCGTGAATCTTGTGGAGGGGATTACTACCATGGATATGACATCCGTGGTGTGTATATGAAGCACCTCTCCACAAGTGCCGACGTTTACTCCATCATCAACCGACTTGTGAGGTGGAGCGCTAGATCAGGAATCTTGCTACACCGTACCATTCGGTATCTTATGGAGCAGGTAGATTTTCTGCCTGTCCCCTGGGATGCCGGTGATGCGGAAGGTATCAAGGTTCCTACTGCGCCCAAAGAGTTGCCTCGCGACAGATGGACAGGTGGCGTTAAATATCGCTACCTGAGCCAGCGGCCGCTAAGCTTCTCGCTTCCCACAGACGTTGATGAATCTCGCTTTTACCCGTCTTCTTTTGGAAAGAAGAGAGTTCCAATTCTCTTCAATCCGGACGGGTTACTAGTGAGTTTTGTTGGAGGTTATATTAGGAACGGACGGACCTCGGTCAGAAGTGACCGAGCGAGGTTCAAAGTCCGTCATCGGATCACCTCTTCATGGGGTGGTCCGGACGCGGCCGGGTCTTTAAAT